TTGTATTTAGATGTATCCATCATTTTCTCCTTTTGTTTATTGGTTCAATTAACCATTGTTTAACATCCTCACCCATCACAGCACTTGCGATATCAATCTTGCTGCGTAAGCTCTGAACAATTTTTTCATCTACAGTTCCTTCACTAATCAAATCAATGTAAGTTACTTTATTAACTTGACCAATTCTGTGCGCCCTATCCTCAGATTGCATTCGCTTTTCTAAGTCATAGGTATTCGAATAATAAATTACAGTATGAGCTGCTGTTAATGTTAGGCCGTATCCCCCGGTTGAAGGATTACCTACAAAGTATTTCAGCTTAGAGTTCTTATCCTGGAATCGTTCAACAATTGCTTGTCGGTCTTTGTCTTTAGTATCTCCAAAATAAGATGCTGTACTTTCTTCTCCGAATTTTTCTTTTAATGTTTCTTCAATATGTTTGAGATCAAATCTATAACTAGCCCAGATGATAACCTTACCTTCAACTTCATCAAGAACATTAAGAAGTTCATTCATCCTATTGCTTTTCAAGGCTTTTGTTTCTCCACTATCAAGAGCAATATGACCGCAGCTTATCTGATGTAATCTAATCAGAGCCGTGAGGCTTGATAAACTTGTCATGACTTCTCCTTCTAGTTCCGTCATATTAAATCGTCTCATCTCTTCATAAGCTTTCACTTGTTCTGGAGTAAGACTAACAAATCTTTTTTCATAAACTTTATCCGGAAGATCTAAACAATCTTCTTTTAGTACTCGGTATGAATGATGTTCTACAATTCTATTTAATTCTGGGATCCGTTGAAACCCAACAACAAGTTGCGTGGAGCGTGGACCAAAGTTCACATTACGCATAATCGCATACCTGGATCTGAATGCCCAGTAATTCTGGCGCAATATCTTATCACTTAAAAATTCTAATTGGGAATACACATCTAAAGGATTCTTAGTGACAGGAGATCCTGTCATAATCCTACGATACTTAGCTAACTTACCAATCTTTAAAATGTTTTTTGTTCTAGCAGCACTTGGTGTTTTAATCGTGGTGCTTTCATCTATGGCCATGAGTGTGTTAGATTTGTGTAAAAACTGTGCAGCAAACTTACTACCTTTAGTTCCACTAAAGGCTTCAACATTCATTAAAAGTATACGAAGTCTACCATTAGTTATTAATATTTCTTTTAAATCTTTTTTATCCTGGATCGTCATTTCACTTGGAGCTTTCCATGCAGCTACATGAAGTGGTATTTCATCCGGCATATGAGCAGGGAGTTCTCCCTTTTCCCAATTCCTATACACACCTTTAGGTGCGACAATTAATGCAGCCGTAATCTTACCACGCATATAAAGACTAGCAATTTCATCTATTAAAACTTTCGATTTACCCGTACCCATCTCCATAAAGAGACCGTAGTATTCTTTATCCCACGATTTCTCTAAAGCTTTTAGCTGATGATCGTAAGGCTTTGTCTTAAATTTATACTCTCCCATAATTATTTTTATTTTATACTTGACTATGAGATTTAATGCAAGTAAATAATAAAAGATAATGTGGGAGAATAGATATGAATAAAATTACAAATTTATTTGAAGAAGAATCTACCAAAGCTTTTAATGAAATTGATGATGAGGCACTAGGTCAGCTAGGCGCAGAGTTAGAAAGAATAAAAGCTATACAAGATAAGATCATGACAGCTGAGACTATGGTCAAAAAATTAAAAGAAGAAGAGCAGGTCTTAGCAGATAGTATTACTGATCTTTTACAATCAAAAGGTGTATCAGAATTAAAATTAACTGATGGATCTAAAGTCACTACAAAAGAGCAACTCTATTGCAGTATTAAAGAAGAGAATAAAGTAGCTGCATTTAAATGGGTGCGAGATCAAGGAGACGGTGATATAATAAAGAACATAGTAAGTGTGGATTTCAAAAAGGGCGAAGATAAAGTTGCCCAGGAATTCAAAAAACTAGCAGAAGATTCGGGACTCGTTCCGAATGAGAATTCATCAATACATCCAAGTACACTTAGGTCGTACTTGAATGCAAAATCCAGAGATGGAATAGACTTTGATGATAAATTGTTTGGTGCCTTTAGGCTTAATAAAGTCAGTATCAAACAATCGTAACTTTAAACAATGAGGTATAAATTATGAGTAAAACAGTTGTGAAAAAAAACAATGGCAGTTCGGCCGTTGCAATTATGAGTCAGTTTGAAAATGTACAAACTGGTTTTGAGGATATGAATGCAGATGATCTGCAGCTTCCTCGATTAAAACTACTACAAGCTATGTCTCCAGAAATAGAGAATGATGAATCACTGAGAAGTGGTCACATATTTAATTCTGTTACGGGAGATTGGTGGCCAGCAGATCAGGGAGTTAAAGTGATTCCTTGTGTTTACCACAAAACTTATGTTGAATGGGCTCCTGTTGGAAGTGGTGCGAAAGGTCCTGTGGCCGTGCATCAATCTAAAGATGTCATGAACAACACAGTTCGTGGTGATGATAATAAATATTACACCAATGATAATTCAGGTAATTACATTGAAGAGACAGCAAATTATTTTGTATTAATAATTGGTGGGAAGGGAGAGACAAGTCAAGCTGTTATATCAATGAAGTCATCGCAGCTAACTCCAAGTAGAAATTGGAATAGTAAGATGAAGAATTTGAAGATCAAGAATTCGCAGGGTGTACATTTTACACCACCGATGTGGTCTCATTCGTATTTGTTGAAATCAGAGAAGACAAAAAACGGGGATAAAACCTGGTACAAATGGAAAATTGAAGTTGATTCAATGCTTTCAAATGAGCAGCAGGTTAAAGAAGCTCGTTCGTTTTCTGAAGAGATGGCACTAGCTAAAGATAAGTTAGTACCTGATATGGAAGAAAAACAAGACGATAAAACCCCATTCTAGTTTCGTTGGGTAGTTCCAAAAGGCATGGAGGTTCGAGTCACTTCACTAGGGTGTATAGGTATCCAACGAAGTTCATTTAAACTTATACACCTAACGACTCGCAAAACAAAGCTGTCTTATGAGTATAGAAAAATTTAAACAAATATTTTCCGGGTTAGATAGAGCCTATGGCCAATACCTTTCTGGGGATTTAAAAAATGGAAAGCAGGGAGGAAATGCATACATTAAAAAAGATAATGTATCAGATACATTATGGAAGAATCATCTTGAGGGTGTGGAACCTAGTCTTGGTATCATCCCCATTAGAGATGATAGCACTTGTTCTTGGGGTTGTATTGATATTGATACTTATCCTTTAGAACATAAAAAAATTATAGAAAAAATTAGAAAATTAGAACTACCTTTTATAGTATGTCGATCTAAAAGTGGTGGTGCACATTTATTTTTATTTACACAAGATCCAGTTGCAGCAGAGGATCTTCGTAATAAGTTAACTCAATTAGCTGCAGTACTAGGGTATGGTAATTGTGAAGTATTTCCTAAACAAATTAAACTCAATACTGAAAGGGGCGATACTGGTAATTTTCTTAATCTTCCCTATTTTAATGGCGATGAGTCTAATCGTTATGCTTTTTTGGACGATGGTACTTCTGCTTCGTTGCAAGAATTTTATGAACTCTATGATAAATACAAAGTCAAAGACTTAAATAAAGTAAAACCTAAAATTAATATAGATGATAAGAATGAATTAAGTGATGGTCCTCCATGTATTCAAACATTAATGGATCAAGGAATTGGAGAGGGAGGAAGAGACAATACTCTTTATCAATATGCAGTGTATGCAAAAAAGAAATGGAAAGAAGGATGGGAAGATAAAGTTTCTTCTTTTAACCATCAACATATCACTCCCCCTTTAGAATATAAACAAGTACAAAAAATAATCAATCAACATACAAAACAAGAGTACCAATACAAATGTAAAGACCAACCGATGTGTGCTTTTTGTGACTCAATTGAATGTCGCAAAAGAGAATATGGTATTGGCTTTGCTTATGAACATAAATTTTCTAACTTACAAAAGTATCAATCAGATAATTCTGTTTGGTTTATAAGTGTCGATGGCCAGGGGGTCAGCTTATCTACTCGGCAACTTTATAATCAATCCGAATTTATTCTTGCATGTATTGATCAAATTAATGTGGTGTTAAATACCGTGAGCCGTCAAGAGTGGATGAATAAAATAAAAGAATTAATTGAGAATGTAGAAGTAATTGAAATGCCGGATGATGTAAGAATAGAGGGACGATTTGATGGACACCTGGAGGCTTTCATTTTAGATCAAGGAGAAGGAACTCATTTAGATGAACTGCGATTAGGTAAAGCATTTACTGAAGAAGATAAAACATATTTCTTAATGGCAAAGTTAGAAGAATATTTAGAGAAGAAAAGATTTAAAGGGTTTGATCCTACAAGAATAGGCGCACGACTTAGACAATTGAATGGGGATTGTGTTGTTCGTAGGATTAGAGGTAGGAATACACGAGTATGGTGGGTTCCAAAAATAGAAAAACAAAAAGATGAATTTAATTTACCAAAAGAAAATAATGAGGAGATACCATTTTAATGTCAGATGAAGATGAATATGTAAAATGTAAATACTGTGATAAAGATGCAGTAATAGAAGATCCGAAAGATAAATTTTATTGTGATAGCTGCTACAAACTTTTTAAAATACTTCGTAAAGATTATTGGAGTCATCCAGATGCAACAGGATTGGAAGATAAAAAATGAAAAATCACTTTTTTAAAATTTTGGCGGAATTCTGCGGTAA